CTCCGCGGTCACTTGGATGCACTAGAGTCACGTTGCCACTACATTGATCTCCAAATGGATACAGAGCGTGAGAAGATCCTCCGTATCAAACAGATCACTAATGAAGGTATGCTGGACCGCTACGAGTTCGATCACCCAGAGATTGCCAAGGACGAGATCCTCGAGTTCGTTGACGCCAACAAGGCCACACTACGTGAGCTGAGCCTGCGTATGGTACTGAAACTTGCAGATCTGCGTAAGAGCTTCCCGGCCAGCTGGAAGTCAATGGCCAAGACCACTTGTATTAAGCGAGTATGAACTGGGAACGCCTAGCAGTGTATGCAACCCTAGGCGTCCTATTGGATGCTCTAGGGCAGGACTGGGAGTCGTGGGGCTTCTGGTGTATGTTGGCCTTGTTTGTACTAAGCGATTACCTTAGCCGTAAGGACGGTATGGAGCAGGGCATGTGGATGACTGCTAACTTACCCATTGCAGACCTTAAAGATATACAACAACAGATTAAAGACTTAGAGGATAAAGAATGACTGCTACTGCATTAGATACCTGTACCTATATGGGCACAAGCACAACACCCTGCGGATGCCCTACAGTCTACGCTAAGAGCTACTGTATAGAGCACGTGGCCCTAGTGTATAAGGCAGGCACTGCACGAGCACGCCGCGTTAAGGACACTAAAGTAGCTGCCGCTGTATGGGACTTGGAGTCAGAGTTCAACGCCGCTGTAGAAGAACTTATAGCAGAAGGATACGACTTTGCTGAACCTACTTGGGATTGTGAGCTAGAGGAGGCCTGAGGGGTGGCCGGCCATGGTGGGGTGGTTAGGCTACACTTGCACATGCATACATTAGTATGCAAGCAAGCATGTAAAACGATCTAATCATTTCCCCACAATTTTTCACAAATTCTTACCGTAAAATCACCATGGTGTTAGAGTAGATCACCATGGCCACAGATCTCCAAATCCTACAATTTTTGCGCGGCAATTTTTTGGGCTAGTTAGAACCCCGGTCTGCCCATTGTAGATTCAGGGTAGGATCTATGTTAGGATTATACTTTATTAAGTTGTTTAATCACTTGATCAAAAGTCTCGGTCACTTCCCAAGTACCGTGTGGTGGGCAAAACAAGTAGGTAACCATTTCCAAAGCGCCGTCTTCTCTAGTCACCATACTAGCGTGAGCGGTCACCACCAAATTACGATCAATTGCCAATTTTGTGCCTTTGTGTGCCAGGCTAGCATTAGTTAAGTTTAAGTACATGCTGTTAGTATACAGTGTAAAAACTTTCGTGTCAAACAGATTTCAGTGGTTTGGAAATTTTTTTACATATTTTTTTAGACTTGTGTATATGAAATTCACCATGATTCCACTGTAGGGCAAACTGTGTATAGTGTTGTAGTTTAGGCAGTGTCACTATAAGGCCTAGTTCTTTATCCAGTTGTAGATCGTGTGCTATGCCAGTACGTTGACTCCACTGTACTAGATACACTCGTAGCATTAGCAGTGCGGGAGTGCTGTCAGTTGAGTCTGGGAAAGTCATATAGTGCATAGTTTGTATAGTTATCTACTATGAGAATTCATTATAGGAAAAATCGTTTTTACCGCGCTGTGCGCTTCGCGCTGGCGTTTGGCTCTCCCACCTTTTATCTGTGTATTTAATTAGTAAATGGATAAGTAAGGGTGTACCCCAATTTGGAGCCATATGCCGTTACATTGTATCAGGTCTTTAAAGGACCCCTTGATTTCTTTACTAAGTGATGATCCTGTACGTCCTGAGATTCCCTGGGAATTTCGTATTAGTTCGCATACGGAGGTATTTGTATTACAGGATGATTTCAAGAAATCGTTAGCAGTAATATGCAGTGCCTATCGTAGTGTCGTACCCAGTAACGTAGTAGAATTAGCGTTACCGTCCGATGATGAAGCAGTAGTAGCAGTGTTCTACACCATATGGAGTTATGAAGCCGGGGCGGGTCGTAAGTTAATACGTCAAGTTAGGGCACATATACAGGAACACAGGCCTGCAATAAAGAAGTTTGTCACATTAAGTCCGCCCACCGACATGGCTCGAGTATTTCATTTACGCAATGGGGCGGAAGTATTGCGGATCAATCCAGAGACTGTGAATTACCTGTATCCTTAATCGCTTGGAATAGTATATCCAGTTGTGCCAGGGCAGCACCGTAATCTGATCCCACTTTAACTGCATGTCCGCCGGCTGCACGCCATTCGTCACAGTTACTAGTACGATCGTCTACTAGGATGTCACCGGGTTTACAATGTTTTTGTTTATCGTAGCTATAAGGGCCGAAGTGGCAAACAACTCCCGGGTAGTATTCCATCATCCATTCTAGTTTGTCCTGGAATACGTCCGGGACTTCGTTCTTAGTGGGGATAGCAGTAAGTACACGTAGTCTCCATCCCAGTGCATCTTGGAACCGTAGTGCCTTGAGCATGAGTAGATCAGCTTGTGGCATCTTGGGCAAGTGGCGATAGAAGTTAGGAGCGTCTACAAGTCGGCCCCAGCTGCGTTCAGGCCAGCGTCCATTAGTTTCTGCTTCTTGTTCTTCTTGTTTAGTTGCGTTAAGGTACTTACGAGCACCAGTATTAAAGTCGGCAAGGACGCCGTCCATGTCCAAATATATGGTTTGTGTTTTATTGTTCATAGTTTTAATTATACACAAATATAGAGAAATGTAAATAAATAAAAGTGCCAATCACGATCTTGCAGGATCTATTGGCTCTAACAGTTTATAAGGAACTATCAGCATGACTATTTACCTATACGTCAAAACCCATAATAAAACTGGGCTTAAATATCTCGGAAAAACCATAGAAAAAGATCCGCATAGTTATAAAGGATCGGGAGTAGAATGGAAGAGTCATCTAGCAGAGCACGGTGCAGATTATACAACTACTATTATTAAAGAATGCAGTAATACATTAGAATTATCTCAATGGGGAAGATATTACAGTCAACTATGGAATATTGTAGAAAGTAAAGAATGGGCTAATCGAATTCCGGAAACTGGCGGCGGGCCGGGTGCAGCAAAAGGTAGTAAGAATCATATAGGTTCTAATAATCCTATGTTTGGAAAATATCATTCTGATCAAGTTAAACATGCATCAAGTTTACGTAGATCTCTTACTAATTCTAAGAGATGCTGGTACAATGATGGTCATTGTAACTGCTTTCTTAAAGAATGTCCCGAAGGATGGAAATTAGGTAGGATAAATCAAAAACCTACTACTGCCGGAAACAAGTGGTATAACAATGGGACTATTGCAATATGTTCAAAAGAAAAACCAACGGGCAATGACTGGGTACCAGGAATGCTCAAGAAATCACAAACTTAGTTCTTGATCATGTAAGCGGTCTATCAATGTCATCATACCTTTAAGTACATCAGCATTACGTAGACTCTTATAGACTAGATTAGGTATGCTAAATTCACCTTGATCAGTTTGCAAACCCATTTGTCTATACTTACGTAACAATTGTACAGTCTTTCTACAAACATGTAAATCCCCAGTTTTAATTGCAGTTTGCAGGACAGTAGTCCACCGGTCGACCATTTGTTCCAATTCTTCTTCGTCATATTGGGGCATATCTTTAGAAGGTTGTTTAATCCATTTTGAAGTCAAAACGCTGTAACTACTGCTCACTGCGGGTGTTCTGTGATCTTCCACGTATAGTTCAACTGGTATGCCAAATATATCAATATCAAAGTCACGTTTATATAGCATACGTTTAGTGTCGAATAGTTCGGCAACTTCTCGATCGCAAGCCACGGTACTGTAGTCTGCAATCAGATGTAGGTCAATATCGCTTTTATTAGTATAGTTGTAGTTGGCATTACCACCTGCTATAATCACATCAAGTACTTTAAATGGGATGCCCACAAACTCTTTAAAGTCTTCTGCAATCCGTAGTAGAGCGCCCTGTACTTGGGATTTTAATTTGTCATGATCCCAAAGTTTAGGATTTAAAACAGTATTATATTCAATAGGTTTAGAAAATTCGTTAAAGTGCATAGTCATGTATTTATTGCGGTAAATATCTTTGATATGAACAAAAGCAATTACCAAGGGCATCTTTTAGCGGCCAATCCCAGCAACCCCAAGGACGAGTTAGATCGTTCTGTTATTCTGTTGACTAGTCATACTAGTAATAGCAGTGTGGGATTACAGATCAATAGGTTGTTGCCCGAGCTTAGTTTATCCAATATAGCCAATAATATAGGCATATGGATTGATGATGATCATCCTGTATATGGTGGTGGTAGTGTTGGGATCAATAAGATACATGTTATACATACAAATGATTGGAGTGGGCATACCACAGTGCGTATTACCAGTGATCTATGTATAACCAATGATATATCCGTGTTATCCGCAATGAGCAGAGGGGATGGGCCCGAATATGTTCGAGCCTGTGCGGGTTTTTGGTTATGGGAAGATGGTCAATTAGATCAGCAATTAGGTAACAATCCTGATGAGTTTAATAGACATAAGTGGGAAACAGTGCCCGCAACAGTGGAAAATGTCTTTAGTTCAACGGGTATAGAGCAATGGCATGAAGTATTAGAAGCCAGTGCTCGTATACAAGTTGCCAATTGGTTTTAATCTTTTTCAGGATTCAAGTTACTAATCATATTTCTAATCATGGGGCCAGTTGATGCTCTGACCTTGGGTTTCTCTATGCTCAATCCTTCTTTAGGGTTATCTCTATTAGCCCATGGAGCACTTGATACATCAAGGTGTTCGCTTACTGTATTAGCCGCTGTACTAACGACACTGGTACGTTTAAAGCCGTTCATCATAGTGCTTTGACTTTGTGATTTTTGTTGACTAAAAGACTGTCCTTCTTCGTCCTCACCTAGGTCGGTAATACGCAATGTATCTACATTAAATTCAAGTTCAACCTTTTGTCCAACGCCGCTACTGCTACGTGTTTTCATAAATTGGATTTGATAGCGGCCACGTTCCTTCATAGCCCTAGATGTAAAGATACCGATCACGTTATCTGCTGTCATAATCTTAGAAAGTCCACCCGAGATATGACTGTGATCAAACTCAATTTCTTCAACGGCTGCACGGTTTAGTTGTGATGCTGTAACGGTTACGCATTGTGTTTCCATAGCCAAATTGCGGATCTCTTCTGACACATATTTGTCTTTAACAAACAGATCACTAGGACTTACCTTCACTGATAAAGGCATCATCAAATCCAGGTAATCTATTAATAAAACGTCTGGTTTCACACCTTTTTTGACCTGATATTCTTTCAAATAGGCTCGAATATCGTTACAATTTTTCCCACTGGGCATATACTTGATCTGCATACTTCCCGACTTCTTTCCCAGCATTTTAACCTTCAATTCAACGTCATCAATGTTCTTAAAGATCTCACGAGTAGGGATACCTGTAGTCATACTATCTAGGCGCATGGATACTAATTTCTCGCTCAATTCGAACGTGAGGTACAGCACGTTGAGTCCTTGGAGGGCCCAGTTAACACCGAGGTTAGCCAGGAATAAACTCTTACCACCGCCAGAGCCAGCACAAAATATATTAAGCTCTCCTCGATTGAAACCGCCGTAAAGTTTCTTATCAATGCTAGGCCATCCTGTAGATATTTGTCCATTGCCGTCCTTTAATGCTTCAAGTCGAGCTCTGGGGTCTTCAAAGTAATCAGTGCCCATATCTTTATTCAAACTGATCTGAATAGCATCCTTGATCAGTTTTTCCACAGGCCCGTAGTCTCCTGCTTCTAATAGATCACTAGATGCAATAATAGCACGTTCCAGTCCTTTATGACGACTAAAGTTTTCAAACTCATCCATTAGCCATTCATAATTTTCACGTGGTAATGCTGCCGGATTAAAGTCCATTTTACAACTAGCATTAACAATATTGGATTCGGGCATGACCTTATATTCATCGACATAATTGTTAATAAATTCTGCACTGTTCTGCAGTCGTTGATCAAAGTTTTCGTGATCAAAAATGTTTTGGCAGCGGACAAATGTTTCTGCATCTGACAGAAACATTTCAAGATATAGTTTCTGTATCTCAAAGTTATAATTGGGTTTTGGTGTTTTATCTTTATTCATCTTTAATTGCTTCTAGTTTCTTTTTCAGTAGTTGTATTTTAATTTCGTTGCTTACTTTATAGTGTAGGATAG